CTATCTGCGCGATGGTACCAATCGGGTCCTGTAGCGCTTGCTTGACCACACCCTCCACCGCCTTTCCGACGGTGCTAAGAACCTTACCAACGCCCTTCACGGCGCTGCTGATCACATTACCAACGGCGGCAACGGTTCGCTTGACCACTTTAACTGCCTTGTTAACAAGTTTAACAGCAGCGCTCATCGTTTCTTTCTTTTTTTGGTGTGGGACTTCAAGCGTCTCTTGTTGTGTATGCCCATGTCGATAATGACCTGGTACGAGCCATCGTCCATCTCGTACGCGCGGTACCCCATGTTGGGTCCGGGTGGGTTCCTACCAATGATCTTGAACAGGTTGAGAAGCGTGGGGTCGTCAAACTCCGTGACTAGCAGCGTAAACCCCATGGACTTTGCGGCGGTCAAGAACATCAGACTGTTGTTGACGTAGTTGTCGGGGGAGTCCGCGTTCAGCGCGCGGAAGAACCCGTAGTATGGTTGGGACTTGTCCCGGTAGATCACGAATATGGTGTTACCGTTCCGGATAAGAGTCGCGGGCAGGGATTCGTTGTGGGACTCGGCCACCAGGGAGGCCTTGACCTGCTCCGCGCTGTATTCTCCGCCCGTGTTCATCGCCGCGATCCCAATGATCTCGTCGTTGTCAAGCAGCTGCTGCTTTGAGTCTACGGTGCTCGCGTCCATTCTAAATCCACTTATGCAAAAATAGGGTATTTTTTACCCTATTTGGTTGGTCCGTTAACCATTACAACAACCACTCGCACCCAATCCCGCCAGTCTTGAAACCCCTCCGGCCCCGGTATGCCGAACGAGTTAAACGTGGGCAGTAGGATCATCGCGCTAGCCACGTCCCTCCAGTTCTCCTCGTCCACCCTTGGGAGGGGCTCTTGACCGAAGTAGTGGAGCAGGTTACCGTTCCAGCCCTCCCAGGTCGCCTCCTCAGCGATGAAGGGTATGCTCTGCGTTATGGAGGGCACTAGGGCCTCTCGTCGCCGAGCTCGGCGGTGATCAGTATCCGACCCATCTGGTAGTTTCCGCCGTTCACATTGGAGCCAAACTTTAGCCTAGTCTCACGGTTCTCAATTCTCAAATCCACCTTACCCGTGTCTGAGTTGAACGTGAACACCGGGGAGTTAATCTCCGTTGATTGCGCGAATGGCTTACCAATAACCTCCAGGGTCATCTCGCCGGTTTGAACAAAGTCTGGCTCAACACGCCTGAGGTGCAATCTTCGGTTCACACCCTTCAGCTCGTCCTGCGCGGGGTTGCCACCCACCCAGCTGATGTCGCACGTTGTGAAGTACGATGGGACGGCTAACTGACCCGTTGTTCTGACCTCGTCCGTGCCAACCTCGTGCTGCCACATACCATACCCGCTGGTGGTTGGGAACACAGTATCCCCTGGAATAACCGCAGGACTAATGTTTTCTGTCGTAACCACCTCGGTTAGATTTGTAGGCACGTCGTACAACGCCGTGGCGATCACATAAGATGGCGCGGTAATGTCGTCTAAGAACTGTATTGTTTTATTTGGGTAGTACTTCGGAGTTTGATCACCAACAAGGTAGATTGTATTCGACCCACTCACTGAGTCTATTGTGTCGGGGGATCCTAAGGTCAACTCGTACTCCCAGCTACACCAAATTGGCGTAGGGAACACCTCAGTGGTGCACCCACAACTTCTTCGTGCCCCATCGGCGGATCCAGCGTCGTACCAGATCTTGTCCTTCACGTTGTAGATAATCGCGTCCGTGCACTCTGTGGCGGTGCCCCGCGGATAAAAGAACCAGATCTCATTAAAGCGGGGAACCTTGGTCGCCCACACCTTTTGGCGCTGCGAAAAGTTCAGGTTGTCGTACACCCAGTTTAGGTTTTTATCGTTTGGCAACACCTGAACGGATCCGTTGTACATGTAGAAACGGTCAACGCCCATCCAAAAGTAAACCCCGTCCATCTCAACGATTGCGTTGGATGACATGACCGAGATCTGGCTAGAAATTATGTCGTACTTCCAGTACTGGTTTACGTCCCCCGTGAACGAGACACGTATAAGACTGTCCGTTGCCCAGAACAGCCCGGAGGGTGAGTTTGTGCCACCACGAACCGGCATGCCCTTAATAATCTTACCCGCGGCCATGTTCACACGGTTCGCGAGCGTCCCATTCCAATTGGTGAGGCTCTGATCGGAGTACACAGCGTCGACATGGTTGTTCGCAATAAAACCGTTTGAGCCATAAATAAACATGAACGGGTAGAGCATAACAACACCGCCGTCGCACATCACAGGAGCAAATGTCGGGTTGTTTCCTGATGTGTCCGCCAACCCCTCAAAGTACCACTGTCCCCCAGATGATGGCAATATGTCACCAGTTAAAACTTGCGTTTCAATGCTGTTAACAATGTTACTAAGGTTAAGCCCCGGGTGGGCAATAACTTGCATGCTGCCGCCGTTTGGGTCGTACTGCATGTCAAACTGCCACAGGTTATTAGGATTAGATTGGAACTCTGTGTTAGCAATCCACACCGCGGTCTGTGATGCGGGTATGCTGGTTGGTGTTACGGTAACCGTTGTTGAACCCGAGGCGTGCACCGCGCTTGACACTGTGTATTGGGTGGCTCCAGGGGTTTGGCTAAACACAACTTTTGTGTTAGCCGGGAACTTTGTTGTAAGGTCGCCCGTAACAACAAAAGTTGAGCTTGTGTTGCTTGTAACCGCTGTCTCTGAGTAGCCCACCAATATGTTGGCCTTGTTGGGGCCTGTTCCGGCGCCGTACGACAAACTGGTTGTGAACGTGTCAATTGAGTCCTTGGTGCCAGTGAAGATGTAGTTTTGACCTTCATATGCGTTGGCTATGATGCCCCGGGCAAGGCCAAATTGATCTAAGAACATCTGGGCGTACCCGCCCATTTTTCGAGGAACACCGCGCTGGAACCGTGTCCACAGTCCGTCCGTGCACTCACGCGACTCAAAGACTGTGCCATCACGCTTGATCCCCGGCTGGAGACCTAGCGTGTAGACAACGGAAAGATTTTCGTCTGCCATTAGAATGTGCCGCCGCTGATCAACCCGGCCTTAACCTCTCCGGTGAATGTTGTCTTTGGGGCTGCTGGGTTAGACCGGTCGATGATCACCATGTCCACGCCACCCGCGCTTATGGCGGGTCTGCTTGACGCTTGCAAGTACATGCCCGTGGTGGTGTCAGACAAGAACGAGTGCGACGGATCCATTGCCGTGCCATTGATGGCAAAGTAGATGTAGATCCATGGTTGTGTTAAAAGGTAAGCCTCGCCGCCGTTGGTGAGGATAAGAGCAGACGCTCCGTTTGCAATTGGTATGGCGGGGTTTGAACTACCGGACACGTTAAAGTCAATTGTGTAAGAAGATTGACCAGTTTGGTTGCTAATAACATAGAGCTGCGTGATCGCGGGAACCTCAACGTCAAGGTTTACTGTGCGAGTCCCGGTGAGCGCGGTGTATGTTTGTATTGTTGGGGCAAAACTTGTAAGGTCTAGTGTGTTTCCAACGATGCTATCCACGTCGTACGTTGCCGCGGTAAATGACACATCAACCTGTCGGGGCAACCCAACAGTGAAAAAATTTCCACTGGAGTGGTCCTGTATGATAATTGCCGAGTCGGAAGGGAAAAACATTTGGTTAGCAAAGCTGTTAATAAACGTGCCAACCGGAGGTGTAAATGTAACGGCCCCTGTTCCATTATTGCGAAAGTTTATAAACCACCCCGGGTTTACGGACGCCGCCGTTGGTAAATTAACCGAGCCAACACCGCCCGTCCAAATGTAGGTGGCGGCTCGGTTATTATCGGTTGGGTTAAAGTTTATTGACGTCTGAATTACGGGCGTGCCAGTGGCTAAAGTGCCCAGTATGTTAACCAGCCCATTCCCAACCAGGGTCGCGGCGTCCGCGGCGGATGTGCCCGCGCCGAAGGTTACGTTCTCATATGTGCCAGCGTCTGTGGTGTTGTCCGAGAGGTACACGTAGCGTGACTCGCCCGCCAAGATCTCAATGGCCTGAAAGCCGTCGATGTCCTCAACGAAGAAGCTATCGGCTCCCATGTTACGGAAGAGGATGTCCGTTCCGGTTGATCCCTGACTGCCCGGGGGCAGCGTAACAACCCAACCAGCGGCGTCCGGGGTGCAGTCCATGATCCGCGATGCGGCGACGGTGCCATCTCCGGGGACTGTGTACGGGGGCCAAGACAGTGTGACGTTATCTTCAATCGCTAGCGCGGTGTAGCTTACGTCCGTGGGCTGTACCACGTCCCCGGTAAAAGGCGATGTAAATGTGGGCATTCTTATGGCTCCTGAACGGATGTGTTCCTGTCGACCTTACGGGTTGCGTCTTCTTTTGTGAGCGCGGCCATTGAGTTGTTGTAGAGCTGCGTCCAGATCTGTAACTTGTCTGGGCTCTTCAGGTATGGCTGCGCTTGTAGTAGTGAACCAAACAAGAGCGCCTGCGGCGCCTCTCGTGTAATCAGGTTTTCTTGGTTGTCGTCTGCGAGTGGCTGCACCCGGTTGTAGTAGACGATCTCGACCTCGTACTCGTCGTCTGGTACCGGGGCGAACGCCCAGTGGTTGTAGTCGTAGTCCGCGTAGTACTTCGGCTGCGCGCTTGGCAGTTCGTTCTGCGCCTGCGCTACGTAGTCCTGGCCGCGCAACAGAACGGGCTGGCCGCTGATCTTCATCGAGACGGTCTTCCTCCAACGCGCCGGCTTCTCCAGGGTAGCGCCCTGCGAGCCTGAGAGCAGCGTGGTCTCCACGACCACCAGCTCCCAGAGTGCTTTTACTTGTGCGGCGATCTCTTGCTCGGCGAGCATGATCATACGCGGGATCTGCTCCACGAACGATTGATCGTCTCGCTCTGAGTACCGGATGATGTCCTGTATGAGCGTGTCGTATGTCAACACTGGTGCTGGCATGATTACCTCGTGTAGTATGAGACGTTGGGCGTTAGCATGATCGGCGACTTGTCGCGCTCCTCTGCCTCAGCCTGTGAGAGCCAATAATTAGCCTGGCCGTCGAGGTACTGAATACGAGCGATGTCAATGCCGGGTAGCTGCAACGACATCTGGTGCGACAAGAGCTTTTGCACCGCGGCGATCCAACGGTTCGGAATGTAGAGCTCGTTCGACAGGTCGCCAACGTCCTCGATCTGCTTCTCAATTAAGAGCTGGAACATTTGGAAGTCATTGTTCGGGATCGGCCACACATACATCTGCGGGTTGATCTGACGGTCGAACCAGTACTGCAAGGAGCGGTCGCTCTGAAATTGCTTGTTTGGTAGGGTCCAGTAGTCGTCACGGTTTAGCCGTGCTAATGGGATGTCCTGCTGGGTGTACGCGAACACAAGCGCGCGCAACGAGAACGTTGTGTTGCCGGTGTTACGGATGCGGAAGTTGTTGTGGCCCGGGCTTGGTTCTATTGGGAAGTAGTACCACTCCCCGTCCGCTAAGGTGACCGTTGGCAGAGTGTACCGCAACGTCCAGGTGACGCCGTCCTCGCTCGTCTCGTACACCAGGTTCAACGTCTGCGCGCCGTATGAGTTAAACCCGGCCTGGTATATGCGCTGAGCTGATCCATAATTAGCGCCAAACCAGTTGTTTTGTAACGTTGACGTGCCAAAAGTTACCAGGTTGTTGTCGAACAGGTTGGGCGCGGTGGAGTTGCTGGCGGGTAGTGCCGCGGAGATCGCGGGGGTTACCAGGTATCGCCAGTTAGCCTCGCGCACGTCGACCGTGCCGGGTGGTAGTTGGATGATAGTCTGGTCCGTGATCGTGCCGGCGAGGTAGTTCTCCAGCATCCACAGGTTAACGCCGCGGTTTGAGAGGTTCTGTAGGATGTAGAAGAGCGCGAGCTTGCCCGCGTCGATGTACTCCGGTGTCTGCTCCTCCGCCGCCTTCCCAGCCTCACGGAAGGCGAACTCGATCATTTGGGCGACGTTTACCTTGGTCTGGTTTGTGGTGCCCGAGTATGCCATCTCTTATCTCCCGCGTCCGCTCGTACGCATTGGTGCGCTCGACTTCACGCGCGCTGGTAGGTTCTTCTTTGCGGGTCCTGCCGCTATGTACTCCTTGCCGACCTTCTTAGGGATTCCTATGGTGCTCTTCCCCTCGGCTGCGGCGTGCATCGCGCCAAGTTGCGCCTTTGATTTAATTGGCATATCAGCAGACCTTGCCGCCGTACGCGTACTCTCCAACGGCTTGCAACCCGCGCATTAAATTAGATTTTGCTTTTGTTGCAAAGTCGTCTAATTCCATTTCAGATTGCGACCGAGGTCTTGCGGCTTCGGCGGTTTCGTATTGTTGCATCTGAGCCTCCGTGGCGGGCATGCCGTTGATTTCGCCGTATTTATATTTTTTGCGATTGCGTTGTGCCATCGCTTGCTCTTTGCCTTCTTGTTTTGCCATTGCTGATGCCATCGCGAGCTCCGCGTCTGTTTGCGCGCCCATGCCGCCGCCGGCCATCTTCTTAACCGATCCGCCTGTCTTGTACTTCTTGACGGTGCCGACTTCCTTCTTGGTGCGGCCGCCCTTCTTCAACTTGGAGAGGTCTGTCTTCTCGTCGTGTGACTGCTCGTCGTGAATCTTGAACGCCTTCTTGACGATCTTCTTGTCTTTGGCTACGTCCTTCTTCATCTCGGTGCTCTCGGAGTGCTTGGCCTTGTCGCGCTTAACAAATCC